GATTAACTTCACTAAAGAAAACTTAATAGAATCGGATCCAGAAAATATAAAGTTTTATCCACCATATATTGTTAATAAGTGTCTATCTTCTCATATTGATAGTATACTATTTGCGAATGAAATGAATATTAGTAATAATCTAGATAAAGATATGCAATATTTATTTTATCTAAATAGTTTGAGAAAAAAGAAGAGATTTTCTTCTTGGATCACTAAAAATAAGATAGAAAATTTAGAATATATAAAAAAATATTATGGTTATAATGACGAGAAAGCATCTCAAATTCTAAATATTTTAACTAAAGATCAAATTAATTTTATTAAAAAAAGACTTGATATCGGTGGAACGAAATGACTACTATAAATGAGCCCCAAGTAAATTGGACCCCAGACATGATGGTTGAGGTTACTTTATCTGAGCCAGATGATTTTTTGAAGGTTAGGGAAACACTCACAAGGATTGGCGTTGCTTCTAGAAAAGAAAAGAAGTTATATCAATCTGTTCATATTTTACATAAGCAAGGTAGGTATTATCTTGTTAGTTTTAAAGAGTTGTTTGCTCTAGACGGTAAACATGCAAATCTTACTGTAAATGATGTTCAGCGCCGAAATCGTATCATTAAACTTCTTTCCGATTGGGGATTAGTTTCTGTAGTCAATCCAGACAAGGTATCTGATATAGCACCATTAAATCAAATTAAGGTTCTACCTTATAAAGAAAAAGATGAATGGGTACTTGAAGCAAAATATTCTATTGGCAAAAAAGGAAGAACTCAAGATTCCGAATGAAAGTAGTGTAAACACTACTTTCATTTTTTTCCTTATGTGATATATAATATTGTTGGATGCCAATTGGGTCCAACAATATTATATCTCGCTTTTTAAGGAGGACCAAAAACATGAATACTTTAGTTCGCTATAACACTCAGAACATTGAAAAATTTCTAAATGATATTGAGAAATATTCAATTGGAATGGATGAGTGGTTTAATAGATTTGGGTCTTTGCACCAAACACAGACTAATTACCCACCTTACAATGTAATTAAAGAAAGTAATACAGAGTTTAGATTGGAGATAGCTCTATCTGGATTTAAGAAAAATCAAATTACTGTATATACTGAAAATAATAAATTGTATGTTGAGGGAACCAAAGAAGTCGATGAAGAAAAAGAATATGTACATCAAGGATTAGCACAGAGAGCTTTTACTCGTGCTTGGACAATATCTGATGATGTTGAAGTAAAAGAAGTTAAATTTGAAGATGGGCTACTAGACATAAAACTTGTCAAGGTAATACCTGAACACCAAAAAAGGAAAACTTGGTTTTAAATTGATTAAATTTCATGGGAGAAGTCGGTTGACTTCTCCCTTTTTTATTGCTATAATGGTCTGGAGAGCTATTTGTGAAATTATGGATGAAGAGACAATTGAAATTTATGATACTATATCATTAATTGTTTTACAGTCAAATCAAGTATTGATATCTAAAATTGAAGAAGTTTCTGCTGACATTGGGGAACCAAATTGTAGGTTAATTGATCCTTACATAATTAATTATGATAAAATCACTCAGAGTGCAACTCTTACTCAGTGGTTGATTCCATATACAAGTCAAAATATTTTTATGGTTAGTTCCGATAAAATTTTGACCATATCTGAACCAAAACAGCAAATCCTGGACAAATACAAAAATCTGCTAAAAAACTAATGCGTTGGTATACTAATGTAAAGCAACTTGGAAATCGAATTTATGTTCGAGGTTATGATAATGGAGAACATTTCAAAGATGTAGTTGAATACAAACCAACATTTTATGTAAAGACAGATAAGGAAACAGAGTATAAAACTCTTGATGGTTCTTATGTAAAACCCATTCAACCTGGTACGATTAAAGAATCAAAAGAGTTCGTATCCAAATATAAAGATGTAGATGGATTTGAAATTTTTGGAAATGAAACTTTTATCTACCAGTACATTTCTGATAATTATAATGGCGATCAAATTGATTATGACATAACTAAGATTAAGATCTTTGCAATTGATATTGAGTGCGCATCAGAAAATGGATTCCCAGATCCAAAAACATGCGACGAAGAAATTCTTTTGATAACAATTCAAGATTATACTACGAAACAAATTTTTACTTGGGGAACCAAAAAATTCTCGGAAAAGTTACAAGACCACAAGTATTTTTATTGCCATGATGAAACTCATCTACTTACTTCATTTTTAAATTACTGGCAAGAAAATACTCCAGAAATTGTCACTGGTTGGAATTGTCTATATTATGATTTCCCATATATTATTGGAAGAATGTATAGATTGATTGGGACAAAAGAAACTAAAAAGATGTCACCATATAATTGGATTTCAGATAGACAGGCTGAAGTAAGAAAAGATGAGTTTCAGACAGTCTATGATATTTTTGGGGTTTCAATTGTAGACTATTTTGATCTTTACAAGAAATATTCATTCAAAAAGCCTGAAAACTTTAGATTGGATACTATTGCATTTAATGAACTAGGTCAAAATAAACTTGACCACAGTGAGTATGAGACATTTAAAGATTTTTATGATAAAGATTGGGATACATTTGTCAAATATAATGTAATCGATACCGAACTTGTCAATAAATTAGAAGATAAACTACACATGATTGAATTGGCAATCATGCTTGCTTTTGACTCTAAAACTAATTTTGAAGATGTTTTCTATCAAGTTAGGATGTGGGATACTATTATTTACAACTACCTTCGCAGGAAAAAAATTGTAATCCCATTGAAAGAGGCAGCAAAAGAAAAGTCTGATAAATTTGTTGGAGCTTTCGTGAAGGAACCAGTTCCTGGATCTTATGATTATGTGGTTAGCATGGACTTAACTTCCCTATATCCACATATTATGATGGGACTTAATATTAGTCCAGATACATTAGTCAGGGAAAGATTCTCTAATATTTCTATTGATTCAGTTTTACAAAAGACCGTAAGTATACCTGAAGGTTTTAAGTATTCTGTCTGCCCTAACGGATCTATGTATAAAAAAGATCAAATGGGATTTCTTCCAGAACTTCTTGATAAAATGTTCCAGAAAAGGAAATTTTATAAAGATAAAATGAAAGAACTTAAGAAGGAATATGAGAAAACGCATTCTAACAAATTGAAAAAACAAATTTCAATGTATAGTGTAAAAGAGCAGTCTATTAAAGTATGCTTGAATTCATGTTATGGTGCGACTGGAAATCCCTACTTTAGGTTCTACGATCTGAGGAATGCAGAGGCAGTAACATATACTGGTCAACTTGCAATTAGATGGATTGAGAAAAAATTTAATGAGTATTTCAATAAAATTCTCAAAACAAATGAAGTAGATTATGTAGTTTACTGTGATACAGACTCTGCTTTCTTAAATATGAAGCCTTTAGTTGATTTTATCTTTAAAGGTAAGAACCCAACTAAATTAGAAATTATTGATTTTCTTGATTCTATTTTTTCTACAAAAATTCAAGATTATGTAGATAATTCATATAAAGAGCTAGCAGAATACTTGAATGCATATGCTCACAAACTTCATATGAAGAGGGAGAAAATTACAGATAGAGCGGTATTCATCTCTAAAAAAAGATATATTGCTAATGTCTGGGACAATGAAGGAGTCAGATATTCTGAACCTGAATTAGCAATGACTGGAGTTGAAGCTATTCGGTCTTCTACCCCCGCTTTCTGTAGAAACAAGATCAAACAGGCTATCAGATTGATCATGTCTTCAGATGAAAATGAAATGATAGATTTTATTGCTGAAACTAAAAAAGAGTTTTTTAAATTGACACCAGAAGAGGTTTCGTTCCCAAAATCTATCAGTGAAGTTGCAAAATTCATGTCTAGTTTGTCGATGTATCAAAAAGGAACTCCAATACATGTAAGAGGTGCGATTCTATATAATCATTACATTAAAGATAAAAAACTACAAAGGAAATATTCTATAATTAAGAATGGAGAAAAAATTAAATATTGTTATCTAAAACTTCCTAATCCAATCCATCAAAATGTAATTTCATACATTCAAAAATTGCCACCAGAATTTGAGTTGCAAAAATACATTGACTATGATATGCAATTTGAGAAAACATTTTTGAATCCTCTTAAATTAATCTTGGACATTATTGGGTGGAAAATTGAGAAACAAAATACCCTTGATTCATTTTTCTTTTGATGCTATACTACATTCAATTACAGGAGACACATGGATTTTCTTAAAGATATTGTAAAAGAAATTGGTGGTGAGTATACACAGCTCGCTTCCGACATTGATGAGACTGAGAGTTATGTTGATACAGGTTCATATATTTTTAATGCACTGGTTTCAGGTAGTGTATTTGGTGGCGTATCTGGGAATAAAATTACTGCTATTGCTGGAGAGTCTTCTACTGGAAAGACTTTTTTCTCTCTCGCCGTGGTTAAGAACTTTCTTGATACTCATGCCAATGGTTATTGTCTCTACTTTGACACTGAGGCTGCTATTACTAAATCTCTATTAGAATCTCGTGGAATTGATACTTCTCGTCTGGTGGTTGTTAATGTTGTTACTT